CGCGTGCATTTCGCTCACCACCTAGAAAAAGTTGCAGCCTACTTGTTCCGCAAATTCCACCAGCCCGAAAGCTGATTTGAAACTAGAATAAGATCTGACTACAAAATTCAGCTAGGGCTGATCCGTACGTGCGAGGTATTGCTACTATACCTATGTATTATGTACAATGTACGGTTACGCCGTGGGTGTAACCACGGGGGTGCTAAGGAAGTTCGACACGGAGAAGTCCTCTCCAGTCGCATAGGCTACTTGAAAAGCGCCACCAATAGATCCACGAAAAGTCGCCCGTAACCAATCTCGTTCAACAAAATTGGCCGGGTCTCTAGCCGTGAAACTTCTTCCGGGTGTAAATCGGTACTGTGAGTACCAAGGCAACTCTACTTCGCTCACACCAGTTAAAGTAGGTGCACTGAATGTCCCTCCGGACCATTTAATCTGTTGGTCCTGAACGGAAACCGTGAAAAATTCGGGGGCATTCACACTCTCAGCAGCTGATAATCGATTCAATGTTAGCGTCTTATAACTTGCAGTATCCACTGTGAACATTATTAACTTAATTCGCATGGATCCTCGAACGCAAATAAAAGCGGGTACGTACCAATCAAATGGGTTGCCCGCAAATGTAGTTATTTCAGAACCGCCAGTTGAAACATCAGCGTTAAGAGTGGGGTATTGTGCCAAGTCAAATGACTTAGTACCGCCTGCTGTAAATCGAACACAGCAGTCTGACACATACCTCTTGAGCACTTGTCGTATTGAGGCAACCTGCTCACCAAAATAAACCTGGTTAGCAGGGGCTTGTACTGAGGGTCCCATCGTCGTAGGAGCCATCATAGTTTGTGGCTCATTCGGGGTCTCTGCCTCATTTGCTCCTTGTTCCGGACTTATAACTTTCTCAACTTCTCCTCCCTGAGGAACAATCTCTCCACCTTGAGGGATTGTTGTATCCTCTTCGAAATAATAAATCGGTCCCCAAATGGGACGCCATGGAGTGTTGAAGGAAGTTGTTGGGGCTTCCATATCGATAGTCTTTGCCGGAAAGACTTCACCCCAACATTGTCGCATATTGTTCGGTGGTCCAAACTCTCCACCAGTGTCATTGATCCATTCACGACCATTAATCGTTCCACCATCTCTTAACAAGATAGTGAAATACGAAAATTCGGCCGCGTCATCAAACCAACCATCAGCAGTATCCAGACTGAATGTTCCTGTTCCATAAGTATTGTTTCCTCTATTCCATTCGAAATTAGCAAATTCTTCAATAATAGAATCCTTCGCGGAAATAGCAGAAGAAACAACGGCAGGTGTCCAATTAGCTGGAATCCTGGTGGTCACAGAGTTGATCTGTAATCCTGACGTTCCGCTGATAAAATCAATCTGTTTATAATTCATACCAGGCTGTAAACCAGGAACAGTAATTAAAACGTCCTTAGTTTCACCTGTAACAGGAAAGACAACGGTTTCGATAAGATCAACATCGTTGACATCTCTGACAACTAGTGAATTGGAACCAGCATTAGTATTGGTTATATTCACCAATATATCGCCAGAACCACCACCAGGTGCATAAATCCCAGCCAACATATCACAACTGCCCGCAAAGAGATCATAAACAACATTATCATTATCTAATCGTACAATAGCAGGATCAGCAGTAGAATTGTTGATTCTAAATAGAACTCTCGCAGGCGAGCCAGTGTAAAACTTCGGACCGGGAGTAGGTACCACTGGTGTTTGAGATCTTTGAACTGGCGTGAAATTCCTAATCTGAATCTCTGTCGGACCAGCTAGCTCAAAATCTTCACAAGCGCGACAATAAACATTCACTGAAACAGGATCGGGTTGGTCACTAGGAGAGGTCAACTGTGTTACGACAAATACAGCTAAATGACCATTGTAACCTTCCTCGACCGGAATACTAGCGTTCTTAATAAAATTGGGTAGTTTTCCTAAGTTAGGACACTTCAAATAATTCGTATCCTGACCCCACCCTACTTTAAACGTTAAGTCCGTTGATTCAGTGATGTCTAAAATTTTCGAGTAGTTAGTGTTATACGTACCTCCAGCTCCAGCTTTGAAAAACTCTGGATCCCAAACTACTCTTAATCGACCACGATGTAAAGCACTACTTACCACTTGCAATCTATACTCCATAGAACCTGTCCAGTATGAGAAAGGAGCAGCACAATATGCGGCAGGAATCATATGAATATCTCCATTCGATTCCTTATCGCCCGCAATTGGGCCTACTCTCAACATAAACAGTGGAGAATCGATAGCGCTATTCTTCTCCCACTCAAATGATGTGAGAAATGACGAACGCATAGCAATTGGTACTATTGCCATTTCATCCTGATCACCAGCGTTGGTGACTCGTGGATCGATTGTTACCTCTTTCTTACAGTCTAAAGCCAAAGACATGGAAGTGTCCATAACATTAGTACAAGCTGTATTACCAGCAAACCTAACTATGGCCACATTTGACTCGTCGACTTGTCTTGGTCTGCTATAACCAAACAAAGACGCGACTCCAGCGACTGCAGAAGAGATCATTTCAGTTGCTCTTGCGAACCTTCCTATAACGGGAGCATAAGCTAATTTCCCAGAAATGTTCGCAATTGTATGAGCAGGGCCAGAAACCACACCATATTCACCACCCTGAGGCGTGATGTTAGTCATGGTTCTGACTGTGGGTGTGCTCAGATCGACGTCTAAAGCATACGCTAAAACAGTTACTGTTATTGAATCAGTAGATCCATTAGCATGTCTAAGCGGGTTCAAAGATGCGACAGTAATACGTCCCATCTTCTGCCATTCTCGAGTAGGTATAGATAGATAGTTCTTCGGATAGATGAACGGTAATTCTAAATCACCTCCTTGAGATGTCGTCGGATCGAGCAAAACGTGCAAGCGTTGTGATGCTTCAATATAATCAGCTCTCTCGCTTTGTCTAAATACTGTTACCCCATCTGTTTCAGGCAGTGGCTGATAAGCGCACATCAGTCTGCCATAATAAAATGGGTTTCCGTTTAGTAAAAACCGAACTACGAGTTTGCTTCTTAAATTCTTGAAATGAGCCGTTCTTGCCGCGACTCTAGCATCTTCGTAAAAGAGACTCCAAGGGTCAATTGTAAAATTTATCTCAGTTCCAACTTCCCACACAAACGTATTGATCTTAACTGGTCGACTAAGAAATCCATCATTAGTCTCGTAAGTCTGACCTACGCGTGCGGTGTTTTCCTCCATTGGCTGCATACCAGCAACCCAATGTGGGGACTCTGAGCCAAAATCAATGACTCCCTGGCGCTCTTGTTGTTGTACATGTTGTTCCATAAAATCGTTTGCACTATAATTTCTTGTGTTCTTGTATGACCGAGTGCCAAGGGTCATCAAGACAAGTGCCCAAATAAGAATGCGTTTAAGCCTCACCGTGGGATGGACAATCTCACGGCTGGAATCAGAAACGCACTCCACCAAGTCGACTACGCATTTCTGCGGTGTTACGATCGACTGGATTTTAATGAGAGTTGAATCCGAAGGTTCATTACCTTCTGGTGAGGATTCTTCTCTATCACCTTCTAAAATGTCATCCAATTTCTCTTCGCCCAAGAGATGGAGACTCCACCATTCACCATATGATGTGTCAGCATGGCTCAACAGGTTAAGAATACCCATTTCACGAAACGCTTCACAAATGATTCTTCTGTTCTCTTCAAACACTTCTCGAGAATGACGAGCAAGCTCACGAAGAGCCTGATCACCATTTCCAGATAATCGAGTAAGAACATCAGTCTCAGAAGCGAGCTGACAATGTAAACTCTTATAAATAGAGTCTAGGGCGAGCGGGGCTACGCGCCTACCTACAGCAGGTTCGAAACGAAATCTTCTCTTGCACAGAGAAGCATTCGAAGCATGAATAAACATTGGGACATTTTCACTCTTGTCACCTCCAGTGTATTTCATGCCGACTCCATCGAACCACTGCTTAAGGTATTGCATATTAAACCACGGGACCAAAGATGATCCTAATGAATCATCTCCTACGAAACCAAACCTAACATAATTGCGAAAGCAAAATGGATGAGCGATGCTCATTTTCTGCATATGTAAGATTTCATAGAAGGCAACTCTATGAAGCAAAGCTAGTGCAATGCCGTTAATGATAATCGTCAGAATATTTCCTGATGTCATCCATCCATCCAACAGCATCATTAAGCCGTTAAAGCTCCACGTAGTCATAGCTAGGTCACAAATGTACGTTTCCATAGCGCGTAACTCTTCCTCAGTGTGTCCAATTGTGCGTGCAATCTCGATCAGCACAGCACCGACAGCTCGAATAATCTGTCCACTTAATCGCACATCCATCTTAGAAAAGTCTCCTTCGAGAACTTGACTAGGATTAAAATCAAGGACATGCTTGGCTATCTGTTCCCACTCATCAGTTGTAACATTGATTCCCTGATACAATTCGAAATCAAGTGGGTTCATCGATATGTATTCCATTACCCTTCCAAATAACATTTTTCCAACAAGGAAATATGGAAATGGGTAAACTGAAAATACACGAACCTTCTCTTTTCCTCCAGAATACTCTGGCGTGAGTGTCGGTTCGTCCTTAAGTGCAGATTTAACGATTGGACATGCCATTTCACCCCTCCGTAACTTATTCAGAATCTTATCGATATCATTGACAAGATATTCTGCAGGAGTAAGATGGCGTCTGCCTTCGTTGTCATATTCCACAAGAAGATGATTCTTCTTCTTCCCTTTATAACCGAAACCGCCCGACGTATCAATATCAATAGAATGAAGAAACCTGTTTCCAGGAATTCCATTCAAAGCCTGACTAATAGACAACATACGTTTGTTTGTCCAAGGTAGGCGATGTTGTAACATCGGTAGAACCGACAGATAATCTCTCTGTGCTTGATTAATCAGAAGTGGATTAATGTCCTTCATTGGACGAATTCCAATCTGCAAGTATGTAGAGTGATTTCTATTAGCTCTAAATCTTGGTGGTCCCCATTTACAGACAACTCCTTGACGTTCAAGGAATGGGGAAAGGGGCGTACGAGAAACTGTAGAGAAACTCTTATGACGCATGTTAGCGTCCTCACCTACGAAATCCACGGATGGATAATCGTCGTCACTCTCTTTTCGTACAAACCGCGCATTACTGCGCTCATGGTAATCACCCAGGTGAATTATCTCGTTCCCATTGCAATCAGTCAGATCCACTTCTTCTAATCTAGCTGTGCATATAGGAATAAGTTCATTTCCCTCAGGTTGATTACTGAAGGAGTTACATCGTGTCGAAGCAATAGCGTTCTCTAACTCATCTTTCAACAAATCAAAACTAACGCCTTTCTTGACGCCGACGAAACCTCCCGTTCCGCCCATGTGAAAGGACGTGATATAGTGAGGGTGTGTCTTCCTAATTAAAGGAGCCATACAATCACCATTCACAGTCCCAACACTCAAGCTGTGCTTACTGCCTCTCTGAACAATTCGCGTACCACGAAGAGACTCACCATTAGACATATCCTCAACAGGGTTGTACTTAACCATCTGCTCCTTCTTCTCCATATCTGCTGACAAAACTAACATGTCACAGACATCAGCTGGGAGAGGAACTGAAGGTAGATACTTCAGAATACTCTGAACAGGAAATGCCTTGGTACTCGTGTAAACTCTAAAGTCTTTAGGTCTTCCATCTCGACCAATGACTTGTTTTGAGTTCGTGATATACGTAATAGCAGTAGCACGAGTATCATTACTCCTTTTGATGTGTACCTTTCCGTCACTCCACTCATCAAAGCCTTCGGCAACATGATTCGGGAATACAAGAACATTAGGTTCAGCAATTAACACTGTTCCATCAGCCCTTAGAGTTCCTGAGCCGTCATAAGCTTCGAATCGAGCGAGGTTATTCCAATTCCTAGCCTTAGTCTGATCTAACGTCATGCCAGACAGCTCAACAGTCCTTGGAATAGGTACATGAGAAGGTCTCAACCACTCATTCTTTTCTTGATTTCGTTCCTCCACTTCTTCATATGAGGATGGCATTAGATTGCCCTCAGGATTCGCAACCGTCAATAAATTAACGATCATCCTAAGAGCAGCGCCAACCACAAACAAAGATGTGACACCAAGAATGCTCACGTTATACACGCCCCTCTTGTAAACTGAATTGAATATCTCTTTCCGAATGTGACTTTTATACACTCGGAGAATCGCTTTCAGTAATAGAAGGACCCAAAACGCCCACAACACTGTCATCCATAACATAAATGTTGGAGTAATACTAGACCAGTGCTGAATGGTAAATGTTATACTCACAAGAGCAATGACATAATACGGCCATGCTTGAATAGCAGAAGCCGCAAGTCCTCTCATGAGAAATAACAACCCAGCAACAGAAAGCTTAAAGATAGCCATTTCAACTCCATACAACTGGAGTTCGACCATACCTTCGGCATTCAATCCGAGCCAGGATAACCATTTGGCGAAACGTGAATCGGAGTTGAACCAACTAACGCATAATTCAAACGCTTGTGGTTCGACATTTTCCTCATCAGTGCAACAAGTACAATACCCTTCGTTCTTAATCATAAAACACTTCGGACAAGTGTCCATAGACTGAATCTGCTTTAGATCAGCTACAAACTGTTCTTGTCTCTCAAAGTGCTCTTTCATCTCAAGGGCAGTCTCTTTAAGCCACTGAACAAGTGGAATAGGCTCTCCGACGTTTTGACGAGCAATCGAAAGGACTTTATCTCTCTTACGAGCATCAGCCCAATTCACAACAACATCATATCGCTGAATGTAGTGATGGGGCTGAGTGATTCCGTCCTTCTTCTCTAACTTTCTGGTACAAATCCTGCCATTGTCGTCGGCATATTCTTCCATCAAAACAACTTCAATGAATCGTAGCCGATTAATAGCAGCTGGAGCGTACTCGAAAACCTCCTGAATGCCGCCAAGTTCTTTATTCGAAGTAATCGCGAGAATCTCGTTCCTCTCAAAATTGTTTCCTTTCTGAGATAGATCCGCGTGATTGATCATCGATGGTACATTGTTAACCATATGAACTATAGCAGCAATCATCTTTTCCCTAGGTACAGGATTAATAACCGTGTCCAAATCATCCATAATAATGACCTTCTTGTTGTTATCAAAACCAGTCTGATAATTGGCAACCTCTGCCCAATAGTATATCTCCTCAATGGAGAGTTTTCGATCTTTCACAGCCTGATATAAATTAATAATCAATGCTGTGATAAAACTCTTTCCAATATGCGACTTACCGTACATGAATAAAGCATAAGCTTTTACACGATAGTCTGCATTACGACGAAGATTTTCTACTCGTTGAGCGCAGATTTTCAAATTCAGATTGTATTGGGTATAAACAGTCTTCTGATGAGGACTTAATCCTTTACCTGCTAATGTGGTTCTAACACGAAGCTCAAGTTCCTTCAAATCCTTAAGCAAGGAGTCAAGGCTACCATCTTCCGAGAAATTGAATGTTCCATCTTTAACTCGTTCGTAGGTCGCCATGACAGCTGCGTATTCCTCGTGCAAAGTAATCGGCATCAAGAATTTCTTCAAATCGCCACCTGATGAAATACATGCGATCGATTGGATCACAAAATCACCAATGGCTAAGATAGAGTCCACAAGCTTCATGACTCCGAAGTCTTTAGGAATGGATGTTGGAAACTTATCCATTATTGACTTCAGAACAGTCGGCGATGCATCCAGTGATTTCGGTTTGAAACCACAGAAAGCACTTAGAACAAATCCTTTCTTGATAATGTCCGAGAACGGCATCTCTTCAATCGAAAGCATCATACGTCTGAAACCACCAATCTTTTCTGAGAAAGTGTCCCAAACTCCTTCCGGAGTTGGTTCCTCAGTATGACCAGTGAATAACATCTGAATAGCTTCCGAAGAAAGATGCTGTCCAGCGACCGCGATTGTGATATAAACCACATCCATAAGCGATCGTGCACTTTGTAAACCGGCACAATACGACAATACCTTTATACACATGTCGTATACGTTAAATTGTTGCTTGTCGAATTTCGACATAGCTGAAGAAAATAATCGTTCCATCTCTTCAGTATTAACCTTAGTACAATTAACGGCCTGTTCATACACAGCTAACTTAGCTCTGCTGAACCACGATTGAGACTTTAGTTGTTCCTTAGGCACTGTCTCTTGTACCTTTTGTTTCCTTTCTCGTTCCTCTCGTTCTTCTTCCCACTGTCTTTCAAACTCTGCAAAACATTTAGGTGCTTCATCTACAGTAATCTTCTCACACTCAATCAGATCTAAATCTGATGAACATAAACATGATGATTCATCAAAAGAATCACTATCAGTTTCAATTCCAAAAATAAAACATAAAATGTAACACAAATAAACATATAATAAATACAGAATTCGCATGAAAGCGAGAAACATAATTGAACAAAAGAACAAAGAATACCACGGAAAATAGAAGTTATCGCCCATCTCATTACCTTCGGGATGGACGTCATCCTTCTGAGAAGTTTTCTTCTTCTTGTTTTTCCTGCCAGCAGCAGAAAGTCGTTCTTGAAGTTTCTTCTTCTCAGCTCGCAAATCTCGGATGATTGCTTCTTGAACTGCGAGTTTGTGCGCGTACTGTCTTTGACGCACTGCATGCTTAGAAACAGGAGATGTTGGTATATCTCCATTAAGCTCGCACGTATACAGTGCATCGACTAAGTCATCTACAGTTGTGGGAGTATATTCTAACTCATTCTTATTCACCCAATTGTTATGTGCGCGTCGACGTCCACTAGGTGAACGCGTCTTAATGCGTTGGGGCGAACTAGGAGGAGTAGTAAATTCATCCACAGATGACTTCTTCCTTTTGGGCTGAACCTTGATCCAAGGTTCAGTTGATGCCGCTCGGCTTGAACCGGCCGCAGCATCTAAAATTTCGTTCTTTTCTTTACTCTCAGCTGTCCCTGTGACAGCTGGCCCACTTTTACGAGAATTCGATCTAGGCATATTCTCATGAAAGTGGGAGGGTACAATGTTCCACGGCTGATACTTGAAAGATCAGCCTTGCGGAACACAATACCCCAAGGGGGGATTGTGAAAACCACAAGGCGACCCCAGGCTTAATCACCGTTAACCAGGAGATTGTTATTTAAAACAGACTTTCTTACGATCCAAGAATAGAATCCGTTCCTGAGTTTCATCATCAATGCGCGCAGTGTTAAATAACTGAACTTAATTGACAAAGGTCTCACGAGGATACGGGTATCCGCATTTGAAAAAGAATGTCGTCTCAAGCGGCTTTAGTCCTGAGATCAGACGAGGTGCCCGCTAGGGCCCCTCCCGACCCTGGGAAAGAAATTCGGCAGTTTACTTCCGTACTGCAAAGATGAGGTAACTACACTTGATTTACCAGGGAGCTTATACAAGCATAGCCGTCGCTGGCGGACAATTTTCCATCTACCAGCATCTCCAGCACCTTATTGACGCATCCTTAATTAGGACATAGTTCTCTCATATCTATTTCTATTCGGATGAGTGATCAGTAAACGAACTGGCATCTTCTAATGAGTGATGCTAACTCTACACTAATAATACACATATTTTTCTGGAGTTTTATAATAATTAATTCTCTAATAAACAATGTGATTAATTGAACTTCTCAAGGCTAATCAAACCTTGCTGTAGTTTTACTGTACTAAAGGGCTAAACTAAAAGCCCATCAAAATCCCAACTTGATCCAGTTGGACATGGATTCGACATAGTCAATACCATCGTTGAGAATTTTCGTTTCTTCTGTACATTAATAGGAGAAACTGTACCTCTACGTTTTGCTTTCTTCCTACATGAGGGGGAGCAAAGAATTGTAAGTTCACTCAGAACAAACAAGACTAAGTCCACGGTCCCTACATGCTGCGAATTAAAGCATAAGTTCGCAAGTGTTGGGTCCCGAAATCTATCGGGGTCAGACTCATTTCTAGCTAATCATCTGATTCCTTCCAAGTACCTACTACGACTTTATGGCACATCTCAGACTACGACCATTGCATAGGTCTGCGTCTGAGAGAAAGCTTCTAAGTCTACGACCTCTCGTTCTTTTGATACGGTCTACGACTTTAGCTTCACGCTCACTTAAGTCTACGCCAGTACAAGGAGAAAACAAACAAACGGATCAATTCGTTGTCAACTACTTGAACCAAACAGCTCTGTACGGTGTCGGAGTTATCCGACCCGTACAGAGAG